GAGGAAGAAGCCAATTGGTTGAGAAACCAACGCAACGCTCAAATGATATATGCGATACACGCCCAAGACTAACAACAAGCAGAAATGGAGAAGGATATGAAAATCAAGTTTGTAAGAAAGTACGAATGGTTTAGAGAGAATTACTACGATGTGATTTACACCTGCGGCAGAGCGAGATCGTTCAGAGAAATCGAGCTTCCAAAAACGGTCGAAAGGTTTGTAACCACAGCAACCAAACGCACCGAGCAATACGACCGCACAGCACCCCGAGAGAACAAATGGGAAATGATATACGAAGCATAAACCACACACAAGCCGAAGGGCGGCGGCAAATCCGCCCTGCATAATGAAAAGATATAAGGAGAAAGAAAATGAAATACCACGTGCTTGAAAATTATAGCAACGGAACGTGCAAGATTGAGACAAACAACATTAAGACAGCCAAATCGGAAGCGCAGAAGCTCATCCGAATGGGCTACTCCCCGGCAATCTATCTCTCCTCCGATTTAGAGAAAACTCCTGTAGGATACTTCGCAAAGCGTGGCACAATCGCCGTTGCCACAGTTATCGCAGGCAAATGGATGTAAAGGAGGAAATCTAATGTCAAAGACATCGGCTAAAGTCAAAAACCGATACAACGATAAGGCATATGACCGAATCAACCTGACCATCCCGAAAGGTCAGAAGGACATCATCAAAGCTCACGCAGAATCGCAAGGCGAGAGCGTGAACGGATTCATTCAACGAGCAATCAACGAAGCAATACAAAATGATAAAGAGGGGATAAGCTGAAAAGCCTATTCCCTCTTTTCTTTTATTCCTCTTCTGCTCCGCATTTCAATATCGTCCATCTTTCGCCCTTTGATTTCTTACCACTGACTAAAGCGTAGAATGTTCTGACATCCACGCCCATCAGTTCCGCACATCTTTTTGCAGGCTCGCACACGCATATCGGGAAGTCTGTTCGATTATCGTATACGGTATATTTACAGCTCCGTTTCATTCCTGCTTACCTCGTAGATTCTCACCATAGATTTTCTCATATTCTTTAACCAAAGCATCAACAACACGCTGCTGACGAAATAATTTGTCCGCAATTTTCTTATATTTGTTGGCTTCCTTATCGATAGTCTTAACCCACCGCATCTTGACGGATAATTCAAATGACTGTTTTATCAAATCTATTAACGCTCTCACTCTCTTTCCTTCCTTTCTCCGTGACTGCAAAAATCATCCGGCTCGGTTGCTATCCAATCGCAATAGCACATACAGAGCAGCTCCTCTTCTTTTTGGTTATACGGATTCTGTCTATAATCTTTACAATCTTTGCACATTACAGGCACAACCACCCCACGGTCAATCAAATACTGCGCTATCTCATCGGAGTAGATGTGTTTCTCCTTTGCTTCTCTCACAAGCTCTGCTAACCTTTTCTGCATATCATTCTCCTATCCCCTCAATAAATCCTGCACGTGCCTTAATGCTCTTCCGTGCGTTGTTGTAACCGTTGTGTAGTCCTTGTTGAGCTTCGTTGCAATGTCGGTCAGGCTGATGTACTGTATGTATCGCAGGTGCAGTATACGGTATTCTGTGGGATTGTCGAGCTTTTCTATAAGCCCCACTATAGCCTTCTTCTCCGCTATCAGCCTCTCCACCGCCGCAGCTATCTCCTCCTCGATCATAATGCATCTTATAACTGCATCTTCCATCTTGGATGTTGTTGTGCTGCTTGACTTCACTCGCTCACCGTCCATATTGGCTGTGATGCTTAAAGCGAGGTCTTTCCATTGTCTTTGCTCAATCAGCTTATTCTCGACAAGGGTATCAATCATCTCCACCCTTTCGAGAAATGTTTGTGCATCGCTTTTCTTTTTCAAATAATCACCCCGTTATAAGTTCCGAGTAAGGTAGTCCTTCAATTCGTTTGCAGAAGTCCACCCACTCATCCAGTCTGTGAGCATTTCTTGCTCGGTACATATTTCGTAATACTTCATAGTTCAGCATTACAGTGCGCTTCTGATTGTAAGAGGTCGGGAGAAGCTGTATCATCTGCCACCAATAACGCCTTTCTTTCGTGTGGTTATATTCGTCTCTGTTTTCGTTCAGCTCACCTATTGTGTCAAGCAGATTCTTTTCCGCCTTCGCTGTCAGATGCTCGTGCGAGAAATCGTCCATTGTAAACGCCTTTGCGTGAATCTTATGCATAGTGGAGCAGGAGTTCGCCACCGTTCCAACCTTGTATGTGTCAAATTCCTTCCACCAATACAGAGGTGCAGTAATATCCATATACACTGTAATCATACGGAGATATTTTCTATGGTCTGTTCCTGCTTCAGCTAATTTCTCCATAAGAGTCAGGTCATCATCCCCCACGATAAAGCAGTGCGGAGCTTCAGCGTTTGCACTTGCATAGTCAACATAGCTCACATAAGAGTCTGATCTCTCCCAAGAGTTCATAGGATTTCTCATTCCTCGGATAATAGCTCCCCACTGTTCGGGGGAAGGAGTTACAATGTGTTCAACCTTAATCATTTTCGTTCCTTTCGTTTAATCATTCGTGTTGTTCGATCTGATTGCCAAACAGCGAGGTCTCAAGTTTACGCAGAGCTTCTTTCCTCTTTCGATAAACCGTAGAGCGTTCACCGTATATGGCAAATCCGACATCAAATTCATTTTCTTTTTCGATTACCATTTTGCAGATGACCGTTCTTTCGTCTTCTGTCAAAGTTGCCAGTGCAGTGTGAATAATGTCTACTCGCATTTGCGCTATTTTCAAGTTTGCTTCCAAGAGTGGTAACGATTTCAACATCTCAATGACTTTCTCTTCTCGTTCAGTCGCCATTCATCTTCCTTTCTTTTCTTCGCAAAACATTCATCTGTACCTCTGCACTTCTTCTTGGTGCAAGTCAGGCATATCTCTTTTGTCTTGTTCTGCCGTTCTATCTTCTCGGCATCCTTGCGTATAGCCTTGCCTGTCTCGTCAATGGTGTGCAAATCCCACTTGTTGTTGTATTTGGTGAGGTTAATCCTTGTCCTCATCGTATCCTCCAAGCTCTATCAGCTTTGTCTCATACCATTCCGCTTTCTTGATGTCCTCGTCACCGTTCTTCTTGTCCGCTCTGAATCTGTACTTGTACGCATTGCACATACAGAAGTGCTTTACCGCTTCCTTGCCGAACATAGCTATCATCACATCAATGCACTCATTCTTGCCTTGGTAGTGTTCGGGATGGTTTACTTTCTCGGTACAAAATTCCCCGAATCTTTTTGCAAGTTCGTCGTTGTAATCCATATCTCTCCTATTCCAACCCTAAAAGGTTTTTCATATCTTCGTAATCTTCTCGCACAGCTTTTCGTCTGCGACTTCCTCCGCCTACCTCTATAGGGAAGCATCTCTCAAGGATGCGGTCATAGATACGGCGGTTTTCAATATCTTCGGGATTCTTTATCTTCTCCATTGTGAGGTTAGTGGTAATAATCATCGGGAGTCCTGAACGATAACGGCTGTCTATGATGTTGAACACCTGCTCTTTCGCATATGCCGTGTCTCGCTCGATTCCCAAATCATCTATCACAAGAAGCTGAAAGTTGTTGAATCCGTCAATGTATTCCTGCTTCTCGAATGTACCCTGCAATGTGTTGAGAATCCTTGCGAAGTTGGTCACAAGCACAGGGTATCCCTTATCAATCAGCGCATTGGCTATCTCACAAGCTGCATAGGTCTTTCCTGTGCCTGTGTTGCCGTATAAGAGTAGCCCCTTGCCGTTCTTTCGAAGCTCGCTGAAGTTCTCTACATACTTCAGCGCAGCTCGTGTTATCTGCTCGTTAGCTTGGTCATCATTTGCAAAAGTCCAGTTCTGCATATCAGCTTCGGGGAATCCCATACGGCGCAGTTCCTTCACTCGCTCTTCGAATTTCCTGCGATTATATTCCTCTTCCTCGGCAGCTCGCTTTGCCGCTTCGCACTTGCACATACACATCGGTCTGCGTATCCTCCCAAGCACATTGATCTCCGTCTGTTTCTTGGTATTGCACTTGTGGCAGTAGAGGAGACCATCGTCACCGATGTAGTCTCCCTCTTCCGCCTTGATTGCTAAAGCAGCTCTCTTCTCAAGCGCATCAACCATCGCATTTACATCCATTGGTATCACTCTCCGTCATTTCTTTTACAAGGTTGTATTTATTATCAGTCATCGTGGAAACCTCCCATCGGCGGCAAATCCCATAATGATGCCTCAACTTCCTTTCGCAACCTCTCAATCTCTGCCTTTTGGCGGTTGATGAGGTCGAGACACATACCCTCTATCAGATCGTCACAATATGGATAGCTTTTCTCTAAAGGACAGCCTGTGCAATTTGCGATTTGATTTTCGTTGCACTTTATAATATGTTCCAACGCCTTTATAATCTCGTTATCTGTCATTTGTTCGCTCCTTCCACTTCTTGCGCCCACTCGCCCAAAGACAAACTCACCGAAGTAACCATTTCCA